TAATCCGCGTTACCAGCAGCCCTTACGCCACTTGTTGGGCGTACAGCAATAAATTGTCCCGTAGAACCAAGGTATGTAAAGAAATCACCATCGATGGTTGTGGTAGCGTAGTCTTGGTTAAACTCAATAGCAACGGTCCAGTCTTTAAGCCCACCGATTCTTGCTCTGCCACTAGAGCCCATCGCGGTCTTGTCCTGAAGGTCAACACTGTAATTGATATTAACTGACCTAACCATTGTTGAGACTGCTACAAGCGCGGCCGAGCTTCCCAATCTAACGAATGCACTCTTTAATACGATTTCTGCCATTTTAAAATCCTCCTAAGGTTTTATGTTATTGAAATTAATTGAAGTTAATTAAAAATATTAAACTATTCCAGCGTTTATCATAACGTCTGCATTGTCATCTGTGGTTGTCGGTGTGTATTTCGCTTGCCACCATGTGAACCCTGTTGACCCGGCGGGTTGCTGGTTCGTAGAATACATTGTAGCCGTTCGCACATCATCACTTGAGACAAGTGCCACTGAAAACAAAGTTGTTGCAGCGGCCATGCCAGACGCAGCGGCGGTTATAACCTCAATTGTTCCCGCACCCCCTGAAGAAGAAAAATCAAGAAGGTGAAGGGCTACGTAAGCATCTTCGGAACTTGTCACCGCACCGATCTCGCAAGCAGTTGAATTCGGTTTGTCTGACGAGAAATTCCCGTTCCCAATAACCTTACCCCTGACAACTGACCCACCGTCACCGCTCACTGCAAACGTAAACCCAAGCATGTCACCTATTGTAGCACCAGGTGAGTATTCGCCGGCAACGACTTTGAACGAGTACCCCGGTGAACACTCACTAGTTCCGTCAGGAAGTATTGACCACACTTCCTGTGAAGAACCAACTTGATTAAACATTTTAGGGTCTGGGTAATCGGTCGTACCAAATCCACTGGTTGCACCAGCGTTCCAGAAACCATTCCCAGATACTTCAATATCTTTTAACCCGGCCTGTCTCTGTCTCCCGCTTGAACCAAATCCAGTGCGATCATGAAGATCAACAGACAGGTTCATGTTTACCTGTGACAAGTTGTTTGAGAATTCCATGCCGCGCATGAATATCATTGTTTTTTTAAGGACAAGTTCCGCCATTATTTTGACTCCTTATTTATTATGATGAGCTATACCAAATAACATAATCTTGTAAAATGTGATGGACAACTTCAAACGTTTCAAGGTCTCTGTGTGACATGTCCATTTCGAATTCAATAAATACCCTTTGAACGTTTAACGGTTCGTCACTTGAACCGAGGTCGCCGCTAAAATCCCTCAAGCTGTTCTTGACAAACTTTGATAACTCTCTCGCCTGACTATATGATGTTGAGTAAGACGAAACCTGATAGCGCGGAGATGATATATTAGGGTCGGAATTCATTGCATGGTCAAATGTTTCTGCCGTTTTACCGTATATAATATAAGGTTGTGTCGCACCCTGCGTGACTACACCTGGATATATTCTAGTTGAAACCAATGATGCTATATCAGAATCACTCTTTAACCTGTGATACAATGCTATTCCAACATCAGCCATATTGCTATCCCCTCAAACCTGCTTTGACTTCACGCGCTACGCGATCATTGATGAATTTTGCTTTCTTTAAAACAGCAATCCGTATGTCACCCCTCATGTTAGACATCATGTTTTTACGTAATCTCAAAAATGTATTTGTGCAAAACCGTTGTCCGGCCTGGTGTTGATTACCGAATTCCCAAACCATAGTCAGCCATCTTTTTCCATCCCAGTTACCAGAGATATTTTCAGTGGCAACATCGTAATCAATTCGAACGAATGAGCCAATGAACGGACCACGCTGTTTATAACGACCAACCTGAACGGCCTTACGCAAAGATGGATGCTTGCTTACGAATGGATGAACCCTTATTCCACGGGCTAACTTTTCTGCTTGTCGATGAATAGCCTGGGAGACACCTTTGGTTGCAACCATGGTGAAATCACGAAGCTGTTTTAAAAGCTCTTTATCTCCTAACATAACAGCACCAATTACATTGCCTGACATTTTCGGAAGTTTAGCCATTATACTTTTTCCTTATACGTTCTCGATACACATGATGTCTTCATAATAATCACGTTCTTCTGGAACAATCGGACCACCCTGAGGGTCAAAGAATCGGTTAACTCCTATTTTGTGGTCAAAGTATTTAATCCTGAAGTTACCCGGCACCGGGCGAGTTCCGTCAGCCAATGTGAAATATCTCGATCTGACCTTGTGGGTTATAACTGCTGATTGCTCCCTTGCTACATGGTATTCATTACCACGTAGGGGAAATATTGCGCACCATACCTCTTCATTGTCCACCCAAACAATATCTTCCTCACCGTAGCTGTTCTGGCCACCAGAAGGATTCTTTATTTGGATAACACATAAATGCCTGAGCAAGCCCGCCCTAATCATTAGAATGCACCATAGTTTTGCTTAAAAGGTCGCCACATATCCTGGACACCATATGGTATTTCAACAATTGTCACTCCTTGACCAACGAGTGAGTCTTCCCTGTGTTCGTGCAAGTCTCCGACGTATCTCTTCATACCGTTTACAATGTTCGCCGGGATGTCACTTGAATTGTCCCCATACCCGGTTATGAAATCAATCCGAATTGGGTTCATCGGCCTGAGAGTGTCTGTTGGCCATGTAGCGCCGTAGCTTAAAACCACTCGCCCTGGGTCACTTACAGTGTCAACCGAATAGTTGGTAGAGGAATATGTGTTTTTACTTCCAGATGAATCATAATAAATTACCGAGGTTGTATCGGAGCCCAAACCTTGAACCGGTCCGAACGGCAATTTAATTTCACCATAAGCCGGAAAATAATCATAGTAAGCATTCCAGGTTTGAGTGAGCAGCTTCCGTCCTAGATACTCCTCACACCGGCTTATTGCGGCGTTACGTGCAACATTAAGCAAGTCATCCTCTTTCGTGTAACCACGAGGTAGTCGGAGCCAGTCCTTTACTTCATCTAAAGATAAGGCCTTTGATGTTGAGGCGGTTACGAGTTGAGTTTTTACAGTCTGAACCATTATGATGTTTTAACCTCCACACGATCGAAGTCAAATTGTCTAATGAAATTATCAGTTGTTTGTCCTAGCCTAGATGCATCTATTTTGATTTCCAAATGGTATAAACCGCCACCAAGTTCAGTTGTTTGTAATTGCGTGGAATATGTTAATGGAATCATCACCATATTACTTGAATATATAAAATCAGTTGCAGCTTGGATTAAATTACCAGCATCAACCGCAACACCGTCTACCCTATGGGCAGTTGCCGTAACAGACGTTAGGGTACTCCCATAGGGTATTGCTCCATCATTCACATTGCTTGACGTTGCAACCTTAAAATTGAAATTAAAAGGAATGTTAGTGTCACCAGGTTGTAATATTATTTTTCCTGAACCTTGAAATGAATCAGCCATATTTTTCCTATTAAGTTCTGTTTACAGTGTTAATTGGTAATATATTACGTGTTAATTTTAGGTATCAGAAGTTGTAGGATCAGCTATTTCTATCCTAAATGCAGGACAAGTTACTGTATCGGCAGTTGTTACCGACCTAACTGTTTGAAGTTTAGTAATTGCCAAAACTCCAGAACTTGCACCGGCAACCAATGCTACATGTGACATACTTGTTGCAACCGCAACAGACATTGCAGTAAATTGTGTAGTAGTAACAGAAAGCCCACCAGCAGCACGAGTGCTTGCTGCAATGGCAAAATCATCAGATGTCATTAAAGGAGAAGCACCAAAGCCGGCTACGTTTGTTGCGTCTGACGAAAAAGATAACGCAACTCCAGATGAATCAGTTGTTGCAACTTCAGAAACACCATCAGGTTGGGTACTGCACAATACAATGCGATCACAATTAGCAATCAGGAAACCAAGTCCACCTTTTAAAAAAGTATCAGATGATATTAAACCCATTTTTTAACCCTCCAAGTTTAAATGTTTAAATTTTTCACGTAATCTATCAATTAATTTATCCTTATCTTCAT